GTAGAATACAACAAGTCCGATGAGTGTAGTTATAAATGGATTTGATAAACCCATTTTCATTCACAACTCCTGCTGCCGGTAGATGGATCAATAAAACAAGCCGCACCTTCATTCTCTTCCTTGTTGGCTGGCTCTACCTTGTTCAATATTCCATACCGTTTACCGTCAAGTCTAAAGGTAGTCACACCCTTTAAGTTCCCTTTCCAAGCGTTCATATATACATCTTTAAACTCATCAAAGGTTACATTACTGCCTACATTGATTGTCTTGGAAACGGCTGAATCAATAAAGGGTTGCACCGCTATCTGCATTTGTAAGTGATCCGAAACATTAAGGTCATCTGTAGTTTCTCCCTTCACACCATGATAATTAAAGGCATAGTCCTGTAGACGTACAATCTTAGCTCCCTCCTCAGTCTGCACTGTACGATCTAGCTCATGTTGAAACACTGGTTCGATACCACTGCTTACATTATCAGCCGTAAAACTAATCGTACCTGTAGGAGCGATACTTGTTAGATGAGAGTTCCGCATACCCTGTTGTTTAATCTTGTTCCGTAGATCATCAGGCAGACGTTTAATAAACCCAGCCTCAAGATATTGTTTGGCGTCAAACAAAGGGAACGAACCCTTCTCTGTAGCAAGGTCAGAAGAAGCAGAGTAACATTCATAGGTAATTGTCTTTAAAACTTTGCGAACAAATCTCCGTGCCACATCGCTAGAATACTGATAGTTACACATAGAGAGACAGTTAGCCAATCCTGTAACTCCAAGCCCCATACGTCTCTTCTCTTTAGCCTCAGTAATCTGTTGCTTGAGAGGATAAGTAGTGCGGTCAATAACATTATCCATAGCGCGAACCACATTGGGAATATCCTCCTTCAATAAAGCAAAGTCAAACTTTCCATTCTTAACGTACTTGACTAGGTTGAATGATCCTAGTAGACAAGCACCGAAAGGTGGTAAAGGTTGTTCACCACAGGGGTTAGTAGCCTCTATGGTTTCACAATAGTGTAGTGGGTTGTCTGAATTAATTTGGTCAAGAAACAGTACACCCGGCTCTGCCCAATCCCACGTACTACGCATGATCTCATCCCATAAAGCAACAGCATCTATCTGTCGATACACCCGTCCCTCAAAGGTCAGATTAAAAGGCTTTCTCTTTTCAACGCAACGCATAAACTCATCAGTCACACCAACAGAGATATTGAAGTTAGTTAGTTCACCCTCATTACGTTTAGCCCTAATAAACTCTTCAATGTCTGGATGGTCTACACGTAGTACAGCCATCATCGCTCCCCGTCTATGACCGGCAGAGACTATCGTTCTACAAACCGCATCAAATATACGCATAAAAGAGACAGGCCCACTAGCGGAACTATCAAGGCTAACAATCCTGTCACCATTAGGACGTATGCGGCTAAAATCATAACCAATTCCACCACCTCTTCGCATCGTTTCAGCGGCTTCCGTAGCACGTTGCATGATGCTTTCCATAGAGTCCTCAACCGTGCCGGAAACAAAGCAGTTATATGCAGTAACATCCCTTGGACTTCCCATTGCTGACTGAACCCTACCCGCTGGCATAAACCGTTGGTCTAGGAACAGATGTTTCAGATAGGTACGATGATCCTCATTGTCCGACATAGCCGCTGACTGTCGGTAACATGCCTCATCGAATGACTCATTAGGTAGTCGATACTTCTCAGAGTGAAGGGTATCACAGGCTTGTACTTGGGGTCCATACATCTACACGCTCTCCTAAATCAATGTCAACTTCAAAACATATGCCACTCGCTTGAGTAACATGAGGTTGCGACTTCATCTTCGCAACTGCACTGGGACGAACAACTTTCTGGCAATGCTCCATTGTCTCCTCTTTAGGTGCTTGATAAACTTTAGTGTACAAGTTACCATCAGGCATCATTATTGTTACAATTAATAATAAAACTTTTGTCATACGTATACCCCTTCCACTAAATCAGTAAGGTCAGGTGGTTTGTAATTCGGCCCTTTAAGCACCTTACCATTGCTATCATATACTGGTTTACCTTCGTTATCAAGTTTAGACATATTAGAATAATGGACCCTATTAAAAGCGGGACTAAAACTACCATAAAAGGGATGGAGACTAACGATAGTGCCACTAAGAACATACTGTAAATCGCACAACTCCTTCATCAAATGCGCCCACTGATTTAAAGAACCTTTCTTTCCCCTTTCCAGTTCCATTTCCAGAATACAAATAGCTTCACAAACTTCACTAGTTTCCTCTACAATTAATTTCTTTCGTAAGTCTAACAAAGATACCCGTGGCTCACTGTCAATATCTAAACCCATTGCTCTGTGAAACCTGGCTACTTTTTGTTCTCTGGATACGTGCGTATGTTGCATTCTAATTCACCGTTGTTAGATTAGTTATTGGGCTTACGTTTTGACGGACGCAACTCTCTAATAAAATCTCCGCTGCCCTTAGTAGTATCGCTTGCTTTAGGTTCTCATCTGTTAAATCTTTAGCAATCAATCGTACCTCCTCCATACGGGAAACAACTGTATCTGGCGCTAGAATTGTAAACGTGTTGTCATCATCCATTATACTACCTATCATACAACATATATTCATCTGTGTCAACATCAAAGATTTCTCTAAGAATATTTTTTTTATCTTCCATCCTATCCTCAAACGCTTCCAGTAAATCTTCCGATGATATATCTAGAAGCTCACACAAAAGTGGAGGATCAGCGAGACAAGATATTCTTTCCATGAAATCTTTATCGCTTAAAGGCATCTTTAATATTATCCAGTGTAAACCACCGAATACCTTCCTTTTCACACCATTCAGCCATATTCATTTTAGCTCCCTTTCTTATCCGTTTACTAGGATTGTGTAAAACGAACACTAACTCCTGATCTTCCTCTAACGAATCTCTGATTGATGTATATTTTTTAGTATCTCCAACTCTAAAAAATCCTTTACACTCAATAAGAAGAGTAACACCTTTACGCTGCCCTACAAAGTCAGGTATATAATGACGGTGTACCACATAAGGATAACGATCTGGCTCATACTCACAGTAGTTTCCTAAAATATACGCTGCTTTCTCTTCAAACTTATTTCGATACTTAACCACAAGAGTATCTATTTTTTCAATTTAACAGGGTTAGGAGTTTTCACAGTACGGGTCAACGACTGTGTCATAGCTCCGCTTTGAGATACAAAGGGACTACCATGTAATTCCCATCCCTCATTTAAAAGGTTTGTAATTGTCTCTTCAAACCTGTCATGTCTAGGTGTGCTTACAGCTTTAAATTCTATCATAGTTATCTCCTTTTATTTCCGGTACACGGGGATAGTTTTTAATTGTCGTTAAAAAACGTGGGCCTGTTGAGTAGGCAAACACACGTAGGTCTGGATAACAATGCTTCTTGTACTGACAGTAGGAACACATTGTAGCTAACTTTAAATTTCCTGACTGACCGTCTGGTACAGGGTCAGCACATAAATCAGGACGTATATCACTACGAACAGTGTCCTTGATATGCTCAACACGCTCTTCAATATCACCACTGTAATGCTCATACATTGGGTGTTCCGTATCGTCAAGATCATACTCAAGCACACATAGATGTCCGTTCTGTTTGTCCATAGCTAACCATGCCCACTTACGTTCCCCTTCAGAATGAGCATACGCTTTTAACTGATCGACATAACCAAAGGGATCATCTAGCGCAAGGCTTCCATCTTTAAACTTTTTAAAACCATAGCTACTAGTGGACTTAACATCAACTGTAATGTCATCAATCTTACAATCCATATGACCTTTAACACCATTAACTTCACAGGCTTTCTGTTCATCTGTAACTTTATGTCCAGCCATACGGACTAGGAATAAAATCATTTCCTCAATAAGATGACCATATAGAAACTTAACTAACGTATGTGGTTTAATCTTCTCGCCTGGAAATCTTTTGTAGGAATACCATTGAACAAGATCAGCCTTACCTATACCGGACAGACGCAGCTTACGACGATCATACTCATGAGGAAGAAACTCCTTACGCATCAAGGACTTAACTGACTCACCAAACTTCTCAATCTCACTCTCAACATCTACATCTTCCGATGCTCGTTTGCTTTGGAGAAGTTTGTATATGTCAGGGACTAATGTTTTTAATGTGTTTCCACCCATGAATTACCTACCTTGTATTCCCCATCAAGAGGACAGTTTAAATTAAACTCAAGACCCGCTGCCTTGATACACTCTACAGCTAACCAGCCTAGTTTCTTAGCATCCTTTTCCACTACTTCAATCTGAAACTCATCATGAATATTACCGACAAACTGATACTGTATATTACTTATAGTAGCATGGTTGTCTAAAAGTGTCAAGGCTTTTTTCATTATGATTGCACCAGCCGACTGTAGTAGTGTATTCAGTGCGGCATGTTCACTCCGTATGATTAACTTCCTACCATCTATTCCTTTGAGGTAGCCCCGAATAGAGGCTCGACTAACTCTTTCTCGTAGATGTCTAATAGCTGGTGTGTTCTTGAGAAATAATGCTTTAAGTCTTGCTCCATCTGAAGCAGTACCACCGACGATGGAGCCAATCTTTCCATCTCCTGCTCCGTAGAGGAAAGCATAGATAAAAGTTTTAGCAGCGTCTCTT